CAAGGCAATGGGCGAGGAAACTACGCTCTTGCAGATGTTACCGGAGGTGGATGCAGGAGGAAAGGCTATTAATGTCCCGGCCAGGTTAGAGAACATTGCCCGAACTAATACCGCCGATGCGCTTAATCAGTCACGGCAGGCGTTGTTTGGGCAACCGGAATTCAGAGGCTTTGTACTGGCCTATGAATACAGTGCAGTATTGGATGAGCGGACAACGGATATCTGTGAGCATTTGCACGGCAGGATTCAGAAGGATTGGGGCAGCTACATGCCGCCGAATCATTTTATGTGCAGGGCTTTGCTAGTGCCCGTGACCATTGTTGATGAATGGGACGGCAAGGAAAGCCCGAAACCGAGGCTAGAGCCTCAGAAGGGGTTTGCTTAGGATGATTGAGATATTTGGGATTATTTTTATTATTATAGTGTTAGGAGTTTGGGGAGGATGATTTTCTCATCCTCTTACGAATCCCATAGGCACCGATGAGGAAAATGATAGCACCGAAAACGATTTTGAAAGGATCAGCAGGCGGCAGGATGCCGAGAATAACGAAAACGGCACCGGCAAGCTCTAAAACAAATGTCAATGGTTTTGTCACAGGAGATCTCCTTTGATTACGTTAAAGACCATAACAACTATAGAGCTTTCTAACATTTGCAATCTCAAATGTCAATATTGTATCAACCGTTTGCTTGTGAAGCATCCGAGCCGGAAACCCGGCATTATGACAGACGAGGTATTTGACAAGACCCTTGAGCTTTTGCAGGAACTTTGCAACCGGGGCACACAGATGGAAGTCAATATGAACGGTGACGGTGAATCGTTCCTTGACCCGCAACTTGCCTACCGGATAAAGCGGGTCAAATATATCGTGGGCAATGAACGGAAGGTTTGCATGTGTACTAACGGGGTGAACATGACTTTTGGCGTTTGCAATGCCCTAAAAGATGCCGGACTCGACCAGCTTGACCTTTCTCCCCACTCCGTTTTCCATGCCCGAAAAGCGGCACAGATTATGATGCAAGTCGGCATTCCGGGTGTTATCAATGACGGCGTTATCCTGCATACCCACAACTGGGCGGGCCAGCTTGAACCTGAAAACTCGGTTGCAGAGGTCAAAATCAAAACCCAATGCGATCCTTTGATTGAGGGGAGGGGTTATGTACTTAGGGAGGGCAATATTACACCTTGCTGCTATGACTATCGGAATCTGGGCGTTTTTGGCACTGTGTTTGACGATGATATTTTGGATCATCCTATTCGACCTTTCGCTCTTTGCAAAACGTGTCATCAGATCATACCGCCGGAGATTCTGGCAGAGTATCAGATGGAGAATCAACCTGCTGACCAAGACCTCGTGAGGATGTATGCTTGAAATAAAACACCCGCATATTACTAAACGCAATGTCACGGTAGAGATAGCGGAATGTGACAAGTTCATCCTCGATGATGGGACGAAATACATGGAGAATTTCAATGGCACCCATGAGACGATGCTTGAGCTCGGCTCCCATGTCGGCTGCAGCACGTTGTATTTTGCGGCAGAAAAGGGCTTTAAGCGGATTCTGGCGATAGAGGCGTTTTTCGAGAACTTCAAATACCTGGTGCGGAACACATACAACAACCAGCTTGACGATATTATTACGCCGATGTGGTCGGCGGTTGCCCTGAACACGGGTGAATTCCGTACCCTGTTCTGGTCCGGCTCGAAACTCAACCACGGGCAATACAGCACGCTTTTCAGGCCTGACATGCACATACAATCAGGCTTTGCCCAAACGATCAACTTTGAGCACGTATTATCGCTTTTCGACACGATTGATGTTTTGAAATGTGACATCGAGGGCGGGGAATATGAGATTTTCAGCCCCCGTGACAGCCTGAAAGACGCGCTGAAACGGGTCAAGTTCTTGGAGCTGGAAACGCACACGCCCGCAAAAGAATATTTCACGGATGATCAATTCGCGCAATACGGATTCCCGCACCAGGAAAATGCGAACGTGATCCTGAAATCGTTTCTCAAGGATTGCGGATTCGATTTTGAATTCAGGGGCAAGACAAAGGGCGGGATGCAGGGATACAACAGGAACTTTAAAGGGTGGAAGGTCTTTAATGCAGCCAGTAACGACTATAAATAGCATCGAGGTTTCGAGCTTTTGTAACAACAAATGTCCCTATTGTCCGGCCCCTGAACAGCACAAATGGCGGGACGTGGGGAACATGAGCATGGAGGTATTTGAGAAAGCTATTGAATGGGTGGCTCATTATTGCAAACAGGGCACACAGCGGGAGTTAAACCTGTTCGGCATAGGTGAACCTACGTTGAACCCCGAGCTTGCAGAGATGGTCAAATTTGCTCGTAATAAGTTACCTATACGGCAGATTATACACACCAATACGAACGGTAAGCTAATGACTGAGGAGCTTGCCCGGAAGATCAAAACCGCGGGGATTACGGGGATAGATATTACCTATCACGGAGATCCCTACGTCACGGCCCGGACCATTGAGTTATTCCGAAACCTCGGAATCTCCGGCCAGCTCTCGGTTGATCCCGTAACGCGACCGAATAACTGGGCCGGTCAGGTGGATTGGTTCGAAAGCCCGGTTGAATATATCTGCCCGTGGTTGAACAGGGGTCAAGTTATGGTTATGAGCGACGGCGATGTAGTGACATGCTGCATCGATACCCATAAGAAAGGTTTGCTCGGTACTATTTGGGATGATCTCACGAAATTCAGGCTTGAGCCTTATGAGCTTTGCTCAAAGTGCCATCAGATAGTACCGGAGAGGATGCAGAGGATTAAAGCAGTAAACGCTTAATTAAAAAATAGAATAAGGCCACTCTAAGAACGCGCAATCTTAGAGCATAACATTCAAGGTGGCTGTTGAGGGGCCTCAACCTTCTCAATATGCTGCCTTTTTTGTTGGCCGATGGAGGATATAACGATGCCTTACCCAACATTAGAAAGTTTGCCTGATGGTGTGAAAGTGCTTCCCAAGGACGCACAGGAAATCTGGCGCAATGCTGCGAATAGCTCTTTGGAAAAGACCCCCGGAGATGACGAGAAAGCCTCAAAGATAGCCTGGGGAGCCGTGAAAAACGCGGGCTGGGCCAAAGACGCCGAGGGCAACTGGAAGAAATCACAGACTGCGGCGAAAACCCACGAATTCGATGTCGAGGTGTTCAGCGTGGGTATCTGGAACGGTGACGCATACACCGAGGGCGATTTGAACGAGATGGTTCATGCTTTCTATGATCTGCAGGAAAAAGTCAAGCCCCCGGTGAAACTCGCACACGATAACAGCATGCACCTGAAAGATGGCCAACCCTCCCTCGGGTGGGTGAAGGGCCTCAAGAAAGTCGGCGACAAATTGATCGCCACTGTGACACAGGTGCCCGATGTGCTTTACAAGGCAATAACCTCGGGACGCTACAAACGAGTAAGCGCCGAGATTTATTGGAATCTGAAGGAAAGCGGAAAGGTATTTAAGAGAGTGCTTTCCGCTGTCGGTTTACTTGGGGCGGATATACCCGCCGTTACAAACCTCGCCGACTTAGAGGCTTTTCTGTCCATGACTCCCGAGGCCGGGACGTTCGAGAAAATGGCCACCTATGCCTTTGATGTCAATGAAAGCGGGGAAATTCAATCTGAGAAAGAAGAGGTGAATGAGATGGATGAGAAAGAAATCAAACGTCTAACAGATGAACTCAATCAGGCTAAGACTGATTTGCAGAAGGCGAATGATGAGAACAAGATCTATAAGGCCGAGGCCGAGGCTTTGAAGAAAGAGAAAAGCGAAAGCCTTAAAAAGGCTCGCGTCGATGAAATCAAGAGCTTCTGCGAGCAGATGGTGAAAGACGGCAAGATGACACCGGCGGCCCGCGATATCCTGGTCAATGACTTGGATAAGCACAGCTATACGGATGATAACGGCTTTGCAATTCCTTTCGAGGCCTTCAAGAAAGTCTTTGAAACCCACGCTAAGGTTTTTGACGTGAGCGAGAAAGGGCAAGAAGGCGACGGCCAGGAAAAGAAAGAATATGCCAACGCTGCTGAGGAGCTTGCTGACAAGGCCAGGAAGTACATGGCCGAGCATAAGGATGTCAATTACTCCGATGCTTCAGATGCCGTGCTCAGGGCCGATGAGGATCTTGCAAGACGCTACAAAATGGACGAATAAGCCCGCCAGGGCTTTTTAGATAGGAGGTGATTTTTCATGGCGACAAGTAATGTTCGCATGAATACGACTATTCAGGCTGCTGAGGCTCTGACTAGTTATCAATACCACGCTATCGCCCTGGATGACGGCTGCCTTGCCAATAATGGTGAGGAGGCCAGCGGAATCTTGCTCAACAAGCCTGCAAGCGGTGAATTCATAACCCTCGGCTACATCGGGGAAATGAAATTCAAGGCAGGCGCGGCAGTTTCCAAGGGCGATAAAGTGACAGTAACAACAAGCGGCTGGTTTATTACCGCCGATTCAAACGATCCGGTACTGGGAGAGGCTAAGGCTGCCGTGACAAGCGGATCGATAGGAACGGGGATTTTCAGCTTTCCGACCGGAACGGACAAGGCATCAATGATGATCGCCTCGTTTACGCCGAAGGTGGACATGATAGCGGGAACGGCAATTCACCTTGATGCAGACATGGTGCAGGCGGATACGAGTCAAGAGGCCGATGCTGTAGCGATTGCAGCAGCAACAAGCGGAACGGCTGCGAATTTCGGTGTTTTCGGCGTGATGAATGTACGTATAGACCCGGCAAAAGTCTGTTCCTTGGGCGATTCCCTTATGGTCACAGGGTCCGGCTATTTTACCCCGGCCGATTCCGGTTATTGGGCCTCGGCGAAAGCCCTGGCGAATATCGGGAGCGATGCAACCGGGGCGGCCCTGTTTCTAGGCGGCCACCTTAGCTATATCTCGTCAATGTAGGAGGTGAATTGTGGCAGGACAGAACTTTGGATTTACTTACACAGATCAAGCGAAAACGGATCTCAGCAGCTATCAATATCATGCCATTGCCCTGAATGATGGAGAATTGGCAGCTAACGGGTATGAAGCATGCGGGATCATTTTGAACAAACCCAAAAACAAAGAACACGTCGAAATCGGCGCAATCGGTGTTTTCAAATACCGTGCCGGTCTTGCTGTCAGCTCGGAGGGTATGCACTTACAGGTAGCTGCTAACGGCTATTTTACCCCGGCTGCGAGCGGTTATTACTTCGTAGGCAAGGCCCTTGAAACGGTGACATCGGGCTCGATTGGACGTGGTCTCTTCAACTTTGCACAAAGCATATACATGACTACCTCTCGGTAAGTCATAGATAGGAGGTGACAGACAATGGCAGGAGGAGCAACAGGTCACGACCTGCACATAGATCAGCACTTGAGCAACGTTGCGTTGCAATATCGGCCTACAGGCATGATCGCCGATGTAATCGCTCCCATCGTACCGGTGGCCAAGCAAAGCGATAATTACATCATTTGGGATCACGCCCAGGCCTTTATGATCGAAACGGACAAGCGGGCTCCCGGAACTGAGGCGAATAAGATCGAGCGGAGTGTCGCGTCTGATACTTATTTCGCCGACAATTACGCGCTGAAAATGCCCTTGACCCTTGAGGACAGGGAAAACATGGATGCGGTATTTATTAAGGAAATGCGGGAAGGCCGAACGAAATACATCAAATCGAAACTCATGCTCTCATGGGAGCAGCGGATCACGAATCTGGTCACAAGCGGGAGTAATTGCGGCTCGTATGCAACGGTTGATTCGGACTGGATTGAGCACAGGAACGCTTATAGTGATCCTCTCGGGGATTGCTGGACGGCGATCGCCAATGTTCAGGACGCGCACGGATTCAGGCCCAATGCCTGTGTCATGGGCGAGATAGCATGGCGGGAATTCCGTCAGCATGCCGATGTCATCGACATTATTCACGGCAATGACGGAAGCGGAGGCAAACGCGGTGTGCGGTATGCCAGCCAGGAGAACTTCAAGGCGATTTTCGAGCTTGATCATTTCGCCGTTGGCCAGGCTTACTACAACAGCGCGGGCGAGGGTCAAAGTGCCTCCCTGACCGCCCTTTGGGGTGATAACGTATTGTGGTATTACGTGCCGTCGAATCCGAGTGCGGAGGAGCCCAGCTTCATGTATTCCTTCCGTTGGAACAAGCCCGGATTGCCGAACATGATCGCGGAGCGGCACCCGTTTGATCCCAAGACCAAGAGCGAGGAAATCGAACTCGGTTACTATCAGGATGAGAAGATCACGGACAAGTATCTTGCCTTCCTGATGACCCACGTAACCAGCGTTTAATCTTTAATCGGGGAGGGGTTTCGGCCCCTCCCGTATTCAAAGAGGCAAATCATGTTGAGAGATGACGCAATCAGAAAGGGCCTTTTAAAGCCTACCCAGGAAGATATTGATCGCATGAATTTGAATGGGGCCGACATTCCCCGGCCCGATCAAGTATTTGATAGCCCTATTGAGAACGAAGGCTTTTTGGAAGACATGACTTACAAGGAATTGGCGAAAAAGGCAGAGGAAATGGGGATTGAGTTACCGCCCCAATATATGAAGAAAACCGCCCTGATCGACTTAATTCGGGCACAACTTTAACAGAAAGGAAAATGTGATGCACATCGCAATGGCAGTTCCCGGCATGCCGTTCAACGGCGCAACCATTCCAGACGGTGAAAGTCTCGGAGGCTCGGAGAGCGCCGGGTATTACATGGCCCGTGAACTGGTGAAGCGCGGGCACAGGGTAATCGTTTTCACCAATAGTGAAAAGTCAGGCACCTGGGATGGTGTCACCTATGAATTCTTAGGCACCCCACGCGAGGGCGCGCCCATGGGCGAGCGGTTTCACTACGTTATGCACGCGCCTTATGATGTGGTGGTAGCGCAACGCCACCCCTACGCATTCAGGAATATCTACAACAGCAAGCTCAATGTATGGTGGTTGCATGATCTAGCCCTGCACCGTTTCAGCATGCAGGCGCAGGAACAACTGATGAACATCGATAAGGTTTTCACGGTTTCGGAATTCCACAAGCGACAGGTCTCGGAGGTTTATGGAATCCCGGAAGGCTTTATCAGCGCAACGAAAAACGGCATAGCTTACGAGGAATACGAGGGGCTTGAGATATTCGAGCGTGAGCCTAATAGCCTTGTCTATGCCTCACGGCCCGAGCGCGGCCTTGATAATCTTGTAGGCAAAGATGGCATCATGGAAATGCTGCCCGATTGCCATTTGTACGTATGCGGGTACGATAACACCGTGCCGCAGATGCGGCAATACTATGAGTATCTTTGGGGCCGGTGCAATGAATTGAAAAACGTAACAAACCTCGGGGCTTTGGGCAAACGGCAACTCGCAGAGCTTATGAGCCGGTGCATGTTGTACGTGTATCCCACGACCTTTGAGGATACGAGCTGCATGGTTGCGCTTGAGGCCAATGCCTGCGGGACCCCGTTTATCGCATTCAAGACCGGGGCACTCCCGGAAACGATGCATGAGGCTGGCGCTATCCTGCTTGATCTGGATGAGAAGGGCCAGGTGGACAAGAAGCTCTTTGCCAAAACCGTAAAAACGGCTCTGCACAAGTGGACAGGCTTGCACAAAAAGGCCAAGGCAAAGCGGCAGACCTGGCCGGAAATCGCCGCACAATGGGAACAGACCTTTGAGGATATGCTTAGAGAGCGGAGCGCGAACAAGATGCGCCTGCACAAACACCTGGAAATGCAGAGCGATATCGTGGCCGGGGTGAAAGACGGTATGGAAAAGACTCGGCCCGATATTAAGAAAAATTACTATTTCTACTTTTCCGGCGACTATGAGGATCACTACAAGCGGTATTACATCAATGAGCAAAAGAAGGGCGTGGAGTACGGCCCTGAAGAATTGGGACCGGTGACGCGATTCATTCAGATTTTCCGTAGAATAGAAGAATTGAAGCCTAAAAGCGTGCTGGATTTTGGCTGTGCCCACGGACACTATACCATGAATTTGGCATTGAGAATGCCTGATACAAAATTTCTCGGCCTTGATTTTATGCAGTCGAATATCGACAAGGCGCGGGCCTGGGCAGAGCAGAAAAATGCGAGTGATCGGGTGCAATTCAAATGCGGGCACCTTGAAAAGATGCACAAGGAGCTAGGGAAATTTGATCTTATCATAGCCTCTGAAATCTTCGAGCACGTGCCGAATGTGCAGGAGATTTCGGATATCCTGCTCGAACACTTGGAGCCCAATGGCCACATGCTGATTACTGTGCCCTCAGGTCCTTGGGAAGCTATTGGTTATTACGATAAGGAGAATTTAGGCTGGCGAGCGCACATTCACCACTTCGAGCGTCAGGACCTTTATGAGCTTTGGGGCAACCAGCGGGAATATAAACTTATTGCCATACCGAGCCTTTATGTCTGGCGGGGATATGTCGGTCATTGGTTGCTGACCTTTCAAAGATCGGGCCTCCCGACAGGGCAGATCAATTACGAGCGGAAACTGAAACAGCAGGCCCCCCGCGAAACGCTTTCGGTCTGCATGATCGCCAAGGATGCGGAATACACCCTCGGCAAGACCCTGAAAAGCGTGAAGATGATCGCCGACGAGATCATTATCGGTATCGATGAAACCACAACCGATGAAACCGAGCGCGTGGCCAAGGCATTCGGAGCGCAAACATTTAAGATCACATCGCCCTTAGAGCAGGGCTTTGACGAAGCTCGGAATCGGACAATCGAAAAAGCGACCATGGACTGGATCTTGTGGATTGACAGCGATGAGACCTTGGAAAACTGGATGAATTTACCGCAGCACTTGAGGCCGAATTGCTATAATGGATACTCGGTAAGGCAACACCATTATGCGGTTGAGCCAGCGGCCCTGTTCAAAACCGATCTCCCGGCCCGGATATTTCGTAATCATAAGGGAATCAAGTTTTACGGGTGTGTCCATGAGCATCCAGAAGAAGAGATGAACAAGGGGATCAGCAAAATCTGTGTCTTGAATGATATCGCCATTATGCACACCGGGTATTCTACCGAGCGGATCAGGCGGGAACGATTCAAACGCAACTGGCCCCTTATGCAGAAAGACCGGATAAAATACCCCGAAAGGCGCTTGGGCTGCTTTCTCTGGATGCGGGATTTGATACATCAAACGAAATATACCCTGGAAAGCAACGGCGGGCAGTTCACGGATGAACTGAGGGGATATGCGCGTGAAGCCATAACGATCTGGCGGGATCTCCTGGAAAAGAACGAGCTCCGCATGGTCATTGACGGCATGCAGTATTACACGGAGGCGGTCCGTTTACTCAACAACGGTAACGGCATTAGATTTTCTTACCTTGACCTTGCCTCAAACCTAACCCCGCATATTGATGAGAATAAACGGGCGCAGCTCAATTCCGGCCTCATGTCTGCCCTCGAATTTCAAGGCCGGATTGCGGAGAATCTCTTTGATGGGGTTTTCGAGAACAAGGAAGACATCAAACGTTTAACCCAAAGGCTCATAGAGGCCAAAACAGGCGTGTATGAGGAAAAATATTTCTAGGAGGATACATGAAAAAATTAGCTTTTGTAACAGGCATTTGCCTCATGGCACTAGGTCTATATGTTATCTGGCATGACCTTGGACCGCTGGCAGAGGGCTCTTATGTAGCAGAGGCAACAGCCGTAAATGAATGGGGGGAGAGTGGCAAAAGCGCTCCCCTAAATTTTACAAAGGCGATCCCAGCGAGCCCATTGAACCTCCGTGTTTCTTCGGAATAATCAGGAGATAATATGGCGAAATGGTCGGTAGCGCTTTTTGGACACCATAAACCCCGTTATGAGCTGCGGGAACGGGAATGGTCGGATTATATCCCGATTGTGAGTCGTGGCTATCACGGCGAGCCCCACTATTATCTTGCAGATTCATTCACCGAATTAGGAGCTGGATATGGCGGCACCGGATACCATGCTTTAACCACCGATATTGGCAAGGCAGGTACGGTGAGGATGCAAAAGACCATAAGCCGTCATGTGGAGTTACCTATCGGATTCGATGAGGAAACATACTGGATCTACAATGTAATCGGCTGGGAACAACGGGCCGAGCCTGGGGATATTATTGCATACAAGAGTTATCGTATGCAAAAAGGCATCGTTGGCTATTCCAAGTTACATGAGTACGGCAGGGATACGTGGACGGAGAAAGAGCGGAAGGAATTTCTCATCGTTACGCTTGATAACCTGGAAGAAGTTCAAATGCCCGCGATATGTGAGCCGGTGTGGGATACTGACAGCTACGACATACCCGAAGAATATCCCGAAGAGCCAATTGAACTATATCCCACAAAACACCTAAAGAAACGGCGGTTTCACCTCCCCATAAATGACCTCAAGCAGATTGGTGTAGATGAGGCAAAGATGCTTGATAAGCAAGTGGAATACATGCCTGAACTGCGGGACATCCAGAAAAATACATGCCTGAACTGCGGGACATCCAGAAAGTCGAAAGCTACGACAAACTGAACGAGCGATATATAATAGAAGCAGATGAGTTGCGACAGATACAACCTATTATCTACGGTGGTAAGCATTAATGGCCTGTTACGATACCAGTCCATATATTTGCACGTACCACTCTGACGGCAACGGTTCGTTGCCGGGGGGAGGCAACCCCGATTACTCCTCGCTGTCTACCTGGGAAAGTGCCAGCGATAACGATATAACGGGATATTCCGCACGGGTTGAGTTAGCGTGTTATTACAAGGATGGTGGGCATACCGATTCCATTTCCTTCAGTGGTGCTACTACCGATGCCACGCACTACCGGGTGGTCAGGTCTGCAAAATCAACAGATACCCCGGCTGAAACCACTCCATTTGCTGGGAAGGATTCCACCGGCGCACTGTTCATCAACAGTACGGATTTAATACCTAACATGATGAATGTTAGTGAAAATTATTCCAGATTTGAGCAAATGTCCGCTCACTATACGCCAGATTCATCGGGCGATAAAATTGCCATCTACTTATATAATGCTAACACAAAAGCTGCCCATTGCATTGTTAAATGCACCAATGCCGGTTCGGGAGAGGGCAGAGGGATTTATGCAACCCAAGCTGATAACCTTGCCTATGCCTGCATAGCTAAAGACTGTAAAACCAAGGGCATACAAATAGCATCTGCTGGGGCTGAAACTCAGGGCGCTATTTGCTGTACGGCCATAGGAAACGGGGCCTACGGCTTTTACGGCGGCACCGCTAACTCGATTGTATTTAGTTGTTATGGCGGGAATAACACGACAGAGGATTTTGTAGATAATTCAGGGTTTTGGGTCGATCCCTCCGATTACAACGTATCTGGTGACGAAAGCTCTGACTTGGGCGGAGAAAGCGCAAACTATACCCATAATAAAGACTATTGGGACGGCGGCGGGGATGATGCAATGGATTCAGACCATTTGCTCACCGCCTCGGTTGATGGGG